CATTATAAAATTCTTATTTTCTGCAAATTTACGCTCTTGGAACCATATAAACAACTGTACTACAATATTTTAATTTATAGAACTCCTCTAAAGTGATGTTTATTAGTTAAGATATATAATTCAGTGTTTACGTGTATTTTCCCGAAAGTCTTTTGCTCGTCACGCCCCCAGCATAGTTCCCGATGTATTTTTAGGCGCAAATATAAGAAAAAAGTGCCATTCATAAGACATCATGAACGGTACTTTTTTTGTTTCTCAATGCAATAAGCCTATTACAGTTTCATCCCCCTGCCTTTCCTTTGCAGTTGTATGGGACGGCGTATGTTCTGCCTTAGCTTGTCGAATTGTTCCTTGAACCACTCGGCAATGGGCTTTCGGTCGATGGTAAGGACTAACTTCGTTTTGTCTGTCGTGTCTTTCAGCACTTGGAAACCTGCCTTTTCGGTCGTAAATTTCCGCTTGTGTTCCTCCGAATAGAGTTCGCCTGCATACTCCAACGGCTTGCCACTGACGAGCGTTGCTGTCTGCCTTTCATCGAACCCGACAAGGCGGCAGAGGTTTTCGATACGGAGCATTTCACGGAAATAGGGAAACCATGCCGCCGCCTTTGCGATTACCGTTTTCAGAAACGATATTTCCTCCTTGTGCCTTGTATCCTTGTCTGCTATCTCCCTGCCGTGCTTCTGCTGCATTTCCCGTATCTCTCGGCTGTGGTCTGCCTGCATGGTCTGTATCTTGTCTTGCAGTGCCTCTATCGTTTCCTCGTGGTCGGCTACCTCCCTATGCAGGGCGGTGTTCTCCCTCTCCAATGTCTTGACCTTGTTGCTGCCGAAAAGAGAACCGACGCTCTCGGCGATGTTGGTGGCTGCGACGGTTGCCGCCTCTTTCAGCTTCTCGGTCTGTATTTCTTTTTTCGCCCGTCTTAGTTCTTCCTGCGCCGTTTCTTTCTGCTGTTGCAAATCCACCACCTCCGATTTGAGGCTATCGGCGAGTTTCTGTATATCCCGATAATACTGCTGCGTGGACTTGTGGCGAGCTTTCGATCCGTCTATGCCCCTTTGCAGCCCGTATTTCGCCATCGCTTCGGCATAGGTATCTTGGTAGGACTTCAATTTCAGCTGTGTCATGATATCGTCTGCGCACAGCCTTACGGTGTCGGTCGGCTTCTTGCGGTATCGCTTCTTCGTCTGTTCCTCTCGTTTCCTGCGCTTGCGCTCTCCCTTGACGATGGGGACGAGAGTAACGTGTATGTGCGGCGTTTCCTCGTCCCTATGCAGGTGAGCCGCCACGATGTTCTCCTTTCCGAACGTGTCGGCGAAGTATTTCAGATTGTCGGCGCACCACTCGTCCAACCTGCCCTCCCGTTCGATGCGCTCCATATCCTCGTGCGTTCCCGACACGTTGATGCGGATTGCCCGTACTTGGTTGCTTCCGATTTTGCGTGTCAGCCCCGCTTCTTCCAATCTTCTTTGGATAGCCGCCGAACGGTCTTTTATCCCGTCGGGGTATTCAATGAGTTTTCTGTTTAGGTGCGTGCGTGTGGGGTCGGCGTTCTTCGGTATGATGAAACGCTCGATGTGGGCGGTCGTTCCGCTGTCGGAGCCGTGCGCCTTTTCCATGTGTAAAACTACGAAACCCATATATTTTTCCTTTCTTACTTGACTTGTGAAACAATGATTTTTTGTATCTTCGGGGGCGGCAAATGCCGTCCCCGATGGGGTGTGCAGAGGGGCTTGCCCCTTGCCTTATTGGGGAATTTTCAGCGATACGTAGTATTGCGGCTCGGAAAATTCCCTAATAAGCTATGGTATTTTCTTCGTAAATACCTTGCGGCGTGTCGTCTGTCTTTCGGTTGTGGCTGTCCCTACCGCTTGCGTACCCATAACTCCCCCTTATTATTTTTCCCCTTTCGGTCGGTGGGTGGCGGGGCGGTCTTTTCCGTTTTCAAAGGCTCTTTTGCATGGGGCGGTCGGATGCAAGGTTCAGGGGAAGAATACTACCCGAAGAATGAGGGTAGAGATTGTTCCCCTGACGGCGTAACCACCTGACCTTGAAGCCGACGGAAAGCCCCGTGCTTGCTTTGCCTTTGTAAACGGGAATGATTGCTCCGCTTGCCTGCGGCAAGGAGATTTCCCCTGCATTTCTCGCTATAAGCGATGTACTGACGTACTGATTTAGTGATTTCAATACGTCAATACGACACGACTTTATGACGACACGACTGCTTGACTGCCGACATTCAGCGAAAGAAAAATCATGTTGTTCTCTTTTCGCCCGTACATAATCCTCTCCAACAATGCCTTGCGGACTTTCGCAGCCCCGAACGATTCCACACAGAAAGCGAGGGCGGCTATCGTTTCGAGGTTGTAAACCTCCGCACTGTATTTGTCCGATATGCGGATAGTGCGTTTTATGTCGTACTCTCTCAAAACTCCGCTCTTGCAAAGTGCCTTTATCCCTGCCCGAACCGTCGGGGCGATTACCCCGAACAGTTCGCAGATTTCCCACTCGGTCATAGCGGTTGCACCTATGTCGGTCGGTAAAGAGATACTGCCGTATTCGTCTATCGTGATGATGTTTCTTTCTTCTTTCATCGCTGTTCTGTTTTTAAGGTTGTTAAATGGCTCGGCAAATATTCTTTTCCATGTCCTCTAACTTGTGCGACAAGGTTTCCATGTCTTGGCTTATCTTCTGGGCGGTGATTTTGGCGTAAATTTGGGTGGTTTTTATATTCGTGTGCCCCAAAAGGCGGCTCACGGTTTCGATGGGCACGCCGTGCGACAAAAGTACGGTCGTGGCGTTCGTGTGCCTTGCGACATGGTAGGTCAAACGCACCTTGAAGCCGCATTGTCTGCCTATCCCTTTCAGTATCTTGTTGCAACTGCCGTTGCTCGGAACGGGGAAAACATGACCGTCCCTTGCCAGTCCCTTGTATTTCTCTATGATGCGTTTGGGAACGTCCAACAGACGGATATTCGATTCGGTGTTGGTTTTCTTTCTTCGGGTGATTATCCACAGATTGCCGTCAAAGAATGTTTGCAGGCGGTCGGCGGTGAGGTTCTTCACGTCCGAATACGCCAAACCCGTGAACACCGAAAAGACGAACAAGTCCCGTACAAGTTCATGGGCGGCGTTCTTCATCGGTGCATCCATGAGCGTCTGTATCTCCGTTTGGGTGAGGTAGCCCCTGTCCACGCTTTCGGGAGAGTTGATATACCCTGCAAAGGGGTTGAACGGCAAACGTCCGTCGTTCCTCGCAATGGAAACGATGTGTTTCAACACAATCATGTAGCCCCACACGGTATTGGTGCGGCATTTCTTCTCCGTTCTGAGGAAATACTCGAAGTCGTTGATGAAAGTAAGGTTGAGTTCCTTTAACGGAATATCCTCACGCTTGTAAGTATGGGGCAGAAACTCCCGGATATGGTTGCAGACCGTCCGATAACGGGTAAATGTTCCCTGCGCCCTGCTGTGCCCGACTTTCTTCGCAAACTCGGCGTTGTGCTGCTCGAACAGCTTCAACAAGGTTTCCTGCTTGACGCCGATACCGAGATAGGCGTCTTTGAGTTTGGCGGCGGTAACATAACCGTCCGTCTGCATCAGTTCTTGATAGCGGCGGTTTACCTCCACACGGATTTTATCTACCGCAAGGTTGATTTTCTGCGCTTCGATACTCTTGCCCGAAGCACGGTTGTTCTTCACGTCCCACAAGCGTGGAGGAACGTCCATCTTGCAACTGAACTGTTTAATCTCGCCGTCCACTGTGATACGGCACATCAAAGGCAGGTTGCCGTTGGGCTTCTCGCTGCCTTTCTTCACGTAAAATAAGACCTTGAATGTACTACGCATAACTCACTCCTTTTTTTGGTTACAAAATTAAGTTACAGTGAGTTACCGACTGCTATGCAAATCTACGCAAATCGCAGAAAAAGAACCTTTTAGCAAGAAATCCGCACCCGTTACGGGAGTAATGAGGTGGTAACTGAACTCTTGCGCCGTTTGGCTTCGCACTGGCTTTCCGTTGGCTCTGCTCCATAGAAAAACAAAGCGTAACGAACGCTGTTTCAGCCAATTCGCTACGCTTTGCTCAAATTTACTTTTTCGCTATGTGTTTATTTTAGTAATTGTCCTTATTTAAAGACTGTAGTTATCCCGGAAAACTGGATAGGCACTAGACTTCCACAATATGCATTTAGAAAATGCCCTCGTTTGCAAACATTCATTTGTAAAAAGCTAATTCCTCTAACTATTCAGTATAGTACAACATTTGAAGATACACCAATTTATGCGTGTAATTTGTATGTCCCAGCCGAAAGTATTAATTTGTATAGAACGGCTAAGGGTTGGAAAGATTTTGGGACTATTTTACCACTCGAAGAATGATAATTCCCCTGCGGTTTAGTTTATCCAAAATAGGATTACCCGTTATCCTCATAAAAG